TCATTACGTCTTCATGTTGGCCAAACTCTTGAGTGGTTTCAACAACAGTTGCAATAATATCATCGGCTTCACATTTATCGATGTGTAGAACCTTATAAGGAAAGTTATCGCGAATTTCGTCGCGAACTTGGTTAATAATACGGAACACTTCGTTCCAGTCCATTGAGGACTTATCTTCTTCACGTCCTTCACGACGCTTGAATTTGTAGTTTGGAAAGTAATCGCGACGCCATGAACTACTATCGCACGCAATTACAACCTGGCCATACTTACCACGAAATTTCTTATTGTACATACGAATCGTATTTAGAATCATATGGCGAATAAGATCTTCTTCAATATTAAGTTTTTGGGTGATGATATTACCAATGGCAATACCGTTATAGTCAATGATTATCATTCTCTAGCTCTTTTTTTAGTTCACTTAGTATGTTTGACATTTCGTCGAGTGCATCATGCATAAAATGCTTTTTGCCTTCTGCTCTGGAAATAATTGCATAAAGGATATTCAATACCAATCCAAGATCTTCTTGCATTTTTGGATCGTTTCTTGGATCAAATCCATTATCAATTAAAGAGACCAAAACACTATATAGAGCATCCGACGCTATATCCATTTCACTAGGAGCTCCTGGATCTACCAGTGGATTACGTATTTCTCCAACAGGAAATGGTATTACATTATCGTCACTCATAGTAATATTATATCAAACTTCAGTCCGATTGTACACAGTTTTTTACGTGTTTTGAGTGAATTTTGCAACCAATGAATTCGTTGTAATAATCATCTCTAAACAGAACCTCTCGGTCAAACTGCTCCTTCGCTTCGAAGTAAGACATCTCTCCTTTGGTTTTACAGAGTCTTATGATTTCTCGCTTAAACCTTTTGCCACCTGACTCTTCAACAAGTAGCTTAACTTCTTCGTTGGAGCCGTAATAGTCTCTCCAATCTGATTCAAGTTTTTTAACTCTTCTTCTGGTTTTGCCCTTAAGAGGAGGCAGACGTCTTGTCGACCAGAAGTTCTTTTTACCAATGTACTTTTTACCATTGTCTAAATCAGTTATTAAGTAAACAAAACCAGCCCAGTCTTCAAGTTGGGCTGGTTCGAATACTTTGTTTTCATAAATCCACTGTTTCATAAATGTACCATATTGTTGATTATAGTACTATTTATAGATCATCCTCATCCTCAAAAAAGTTCTCATCGAGCTCGTCTTCAAGTTCAGATCCACAGTTTACGCAATAGACTACACTATCTTCTGAGTCTTCATGTACCATCGATGCGTTAAATAGGCAACCACATTCAATACATTCATACTCACTCATAGACTCATTCCCGACATATCGCGAGAGTAAACCCAGTCTTTCAACTCTTTAAACCCACCAATATAATCGGAGTCTTCAAGAACTACTGGAAACGTTCTTACGTTTGGAAACATTTCCAACAGTTGCTCTTTAGTTAAATCACCGTCTGGACCTACGACAGTAATTTCATGTTCAATGCCTTTTACTTTCAAAAGTGTTTTAGCCGCCTCACAGTAAGAGCAAGGTGGATTATTTCTTGTATATAGTTTAATCATAGAGATAGCCCCTTAAGTGTGTCTTCATTAACATCTTGTTTTACGCCGCCAATAACATAAGAACTAATTTCTGTTTCTTGTGGAGCAACTTGAACGTTACCACCGCCAATCCATTTCTCGGTCCAAGGTAATGGGTTAGCTTGTGCTACTTGGTAGGGAGAGGTGTAACCTAATGTACGCATACGTTTAGTGCCAATCCATTCAATATAATCAGAAAGAAGTTTTTCGTTAAGGCCAAGCATCGATCCGTCTTTGAATAAGTAATGTGCCCATTCTTTTTCTTGATCTACTGCTTTTACAAACATATCTATAACGTCTTTCTCGCACTCTTCTTTGATTTTGACGAAATCTGCATCATCTTTCGGTAACAGTTTAAGAATACTCTGGGACGCTGCCAAATGGGTATTCTCATCGCGTGCAATAAACTTAATGATCTTAGCATTACCTTCCATCTTTTTAAGTTCTGCAAATGCCCAGGAACAGGCGAAGCTGACATAAAATCGTACTCCTTCTAGAACGTTAATAGAATTGAGAACCATCCATAGTTTCTTCTTAAGCTGGTACATGTCTACTACAACATTGCGAGCTTCACGGTTAGATGATACAATGTGGGTGCCTTCACCCAACAAGTCATACCATTTAGTCGAATCAATAAAGTCATCGTAGTACTTTGAAATGTCTTCAGCACAATCAACGATTTCTTTAATATCCAGCATCTCATCAAAGATTTTTGATGGATTAGCATAGATGTTACGAATGATATGAGTATAAGAACGAGAATGGATAGTCTCCATAAACGTCCACGTCATTACCAGTGGCTCGATCTCTGGAATAGATGCAACAGGCATCAGTGTTTCAGATGGACCACGGCCTTGAACAGAGTCAAGTAGAATCTGACGCTTCAGGTTACTGGTAAAGATATGTTTCTCAAAGTCAGTTAGTGCAGCAAAATCTGACTTGTCCTTAGATACATCAATCTCTTCTGGACGCCAGAAAAAGCCAAGCTGCTTATCTGTAAGTTTGTCTAGTTGAGGATATTTCAAAGTATCATAACGAGCAATGTCAACGCCTTCATCAAAAAACATTGTAGAAGTAAGATGCGATTTCTTTTTCTTTTGGAAAATAGACGACATATAGTTTCCTCTTATTATAGGGACTAAAAGGCTCTCATAACGAGAGCCCGATAGTGATTAAATTAAATTACGCAGCTTTCGCATGCATCATCGTCGATGTCAGACATAGGCAAATCAATTGGATCATCATCCTTCATTTCGCCTGCACCGTCGTGAGTGTTATTATAGTATAGTTGCTTACCACCATACTTATAAAACGTAACCATGTCTTTAATAAGCTGAGACATTGGTACTTTACCATCTTCAAAGAAGTCTGGGTTATAAGATGTGTTAACAGAAATACCTTGATCGATATATTTTTGCAATACTGCACAAACTTTAAGGTAACCTTCTGGTGATTTCTGATCCCACAATAAATCATATTTATTCTTTAGATGATGGTATCCAGGTACGACTTGAGCCATAACACCATCTTTAGACTGTTTGTAAGATACAAGAGCGCGAGGAGGCTCAATCCCGTTAGTGCTGTTACTAATTTGTGCTGACGTTTCTGCGGGCATGAGTGCCATAAGCGTACTATTTCGGATACCTGTATCTTTGAGTTGCTGTCTGAGTTTACCCCACGGCATACGCTCCTTATGAGGTACCAGTTCATCTACCTCTTTCTTGTAAGTTTCATTTGGTGTAATACCAAATCCGTATTTAGTTTCGTGTATTTTAGAGATAGCACCTTTTTCTGCGGCAAGATCTGCAGATGCTTTAATGAGATAGTATGACCAAGCTTCAGCATATTCATCAATAGTTTCCAATGCTGCATCATCGTATTTCAATCCACGCTTAGCAAGGAAGTAAGCAAGGTTGATAATACCTACACCCAGAGGTCTACGTGCCATTGTTGACAGCTCGGCTGCCTTGACTGGATATGCTTGATAATCCAAGAGCGCGTCCAAAGATCTGATCGCGATTGTGCAATACTTCTCAAATTCTGATGGGTCGTTAATTTGTCCCCAGTTGATTGCACTAAGGGTACATAGTGAAATTTCTCCGTTTTCATCGTCTGCCGACTCCAAAGGTTTGGTTGGTAGATCAATTTCACAGCACAAATTTGATTGGCGAATAGGAGCTATCTCAGGAATAAATGCACCATGCTCGTTTGCATGATCGACATTCATAAGGTAGATCCTACCGGTATCTTTACGTTCAGTTAGGAACTGGCTAAAGACATCAATGGCAGTCATTTCTTTCTTACGGATATTTTTATCCGCTTCGTACTTCAAGTAAAGTTCACGGAACTTATCTTGATCAGCATAGAAAGCGTCATATAGATCTGGTACATCGTGTGGTGAGAATAAAGTAATATTACCACCGGTCAAAAGACGTTCATACATCAGTTTATTAAACTGAAATGCATAGTCCATATGGCGTACTCGAGTTTCTTCGGTACCTTTATTGTTCTTTAGTACTACAAGTTCTTCGAATTCAAGGTGCCAGATTGGCAAGTAGACTGTTGCAGCTCCACCTCGGACTCCACCTTGTGAGCAGCTTTTGACAGCCGATTGAAAGTACTTAAGGAACGGTATAAGTCCCGTGTGTACGATACTTCCATCGCCAATGCGAGATCCGATAGCGCGAATTGAACCTGCTCCAACCCCGATGCCAGCTTTCTTAGAAATATAACGAACAATCGAGGTTGATGTCGAGTTGATACTGTTGAGAGAATCACCGCTTTCAATAAGTACACACGATGAGAACTGCCGTGTAGGAGTTCTGACCCCCGCCATAATAGGCGTCGGTAGCGAGATGTAGAACTGGGACACCGCGTCATAGAATTCTTTTACCCATTTTAAACGAGTCTCCTTTGGATAATCGATGAACAATGTTGCACCAATCATCATGTACAACATTTGAGGAGTTTCGTAAATGGTCTTTGTAGCGCGATCTTGTACCAAATACTTTCCACGAAATTGTTCCATACCTACGTAAGTAAACAGATCGTCACGGTCATGCCGAATAAAACTATTTAATTTTTCAAGTTCTTCTTCAGTATATTTGTCAAGAATCTCAGCGTCATAAACTCCACGTTCAATATTCTTTTCAATCAAATGTAAAAGAAGCCAAGGTTCATATTGACCATATACTTCTTTACGCAATTTATAATTGATCAAGCGAGCAGCAACAAACTGATAGTTTGGCGTCAAGTCTGAGATCAATTCAGCTGCCGATTTAATTAAAAGCTCATGGATGTCATAAGCTTCAATTCCATCATACAGCTGTAAATTAGCTTTTAATTCAATTTCTGAGATCGAGACTCCAGATACTCCGATAGTAGCCCATTCAAGTACTCGGTGTACTTTATCTAGATCGAAAGGCTCAGTCCGCCCGTCACGCTTTGTGACTTTAATAATTTTGTTCATCTTTTACTCCGCTACAATATAGTCTATATTATATAACAAACAACTCACAATGTACATAGATTTTTTTAGCTAAGAGTAAATTTATTCCTGCTGTGGTGTCTGCTCATCTGGCTTAACTGCTTCCTCGTAATATAAAATTATTTGTTTCTGTTGTTCTATATATCTCCTCAACTCCGCAAAGTTGAGCGACAGATTTTCGTAATCTTTTACTGAGATAGCAATGTAAGCGTCACCGCCATTCTTTGCTTCAAAGTCTGCGACAAATTCTTCGTAATTTTCTTTAGACACGACATAGATCTTGATGTCGTTCAATTGAACTTGTTTCGGCCGAGCAACAATAGGTACAGTTGTTTTAACTGTATTAGTTACTACTTGGATTTGTGGTTCCGGTTGACTCCACAGACTGCTGCACCCGGTTAGGGTCAGTAATGTCAGCGAGATCATCCCAAAGTTTATCAGTCGCATTTTGCATCCTATTTTGAATTAGGCCAGGTTTCTTATTGGCCAAGTGAGTTAAATTGTGTTTCTGTAAAGTATTACGAAGTTCGTCGCCATACTCTTCAGCTTTACGTAGATCATCCCCAAGTTGTTGGTTGAGGGCATTCAATCTCACAGTTTCTTCTTGCATCAATTTTAACGATGCTTCACTTGTTTGAACAGCAACTTCCATTCTAGCCACATTGGCCCGAGCTGTTTCGAGATCTTCTTGGAGCTTTTTAACGTATACTGCGCCGGCAACAACTGTGCCAGCAATCATAAAGATAACAGCTATTTTAATAGAGGAAAACATTATTTCGCCCCTTGAGCTCTCCTAAACATCTTTTCTATATGATATTTAGATCGCTTATCCATTTTCTTAGGTTTAC